ATCAATTAAAAAGAAAAGAAAAATCAACTTTACCACCCCGTGGTATGGGTGTTCTAGGTAATAAACGTCTATGGAAAAGGTCAGGTTTAGGGAGAGATAAATATGAAGATTACTTTATGCCAACCCAATTTAGAAGTGCAGCACGTGATCGTTGGGGTGAAAATTATTTAGAAGATGGACCTCAAGAATTCCTTGACGCGGTTGACCTTGAAGGAGACCATGATACAAGGTTAAATGCGTATAAAGAAGCATTTCAAGCGATTGATGTAGAAGAACCTTTGGATGATAGTCAAGTATTATCTGAGTTTATTGAAGAAGTTCAAGATCTTGAAAGAAGGGGTAAAGAAGGTGAAATGATACGGATGGTTGTAGAAGATAAAGATGGGAATGCTATGCTTGATAGAGATGACCCCACTGAAAAAGCTTATTTAGGATCAAATATGATGACATTAAAGCCCGATTATGGTAGACTTCAGTTTAATACAATTGAAGATGTAGCTAAATATGAACTTCCTGTAAAGGTTGGGAAAACTATTACAGGTGAAGATGTCTATCAAATGAAACCATTTTTAACTATTCACAGAAAACCAATTAAAATTAAGGAGGTATTTACGAGAAATAATGAAGAATCAAATCCTATAATACAACAACCAGAACTTACCAGTAATCCAGTATGGAATGATGAAAGGTCAACCATTGCCTCAATTATAGAACATTTAAGACCACAAGGGGTCCGATCAAACATGAATAGGGGACTTCCTGAAGAGTTCATTGGACCTGTAGGGTTATCACAAGATTCAGTTCCCAGGATGGGTGGGGGAAAGACAAGGAAAAGGGCTGTTAAAAAGAAGAAGAAAAAACGGACTGTTAAAAAGAAGAAGAAGAAGAATTAATAATATTAGTTTAATATATATGACTAACAAAAAAAGAACAGTCAGTAGAAGATACAATCAAAAGAAGAGATACAAACAGAAGAAACTGACAAATAAAAAGAAAAGAGGTGGAGCAGCAGCTGCATTTTTCAGCCAAGGTCAACCTTCTCAAAGAGAAGAAACTGTTGAGCTTGATAAACTTGTTATACGGTTCGTTCTCAGTCAAGAAGCGGGTAGACATGAACCGGATGAGTTAAAAAAATATTTAGAGTCTTATCTTAAAACGGATTTATTTAACATTTTTAAAAACGGGGCGTGGTTCGAAAATGTAACAATTGACCATACCTCCAACCGACGATTCTTCGTTCAGATCCCTAAAGATCAATGGACTCAAAAAACATATCAAAAATACAAAGAACATGTAGAGGAGTTATTTAATACTATTAAGTTGGGACATCCAGGAGGGGCTCTCCCTATACACTTTATCAATGATGAAAGATCAATTTTTATTCAAGAAATGACAATTGACGAGACATGGATTAAAGAGGCAAAAGAAAGAATTATAATGAAACAACGTCGAGAACAAGCTCTTATAGATGCAAGGAGACAGGAAAGGGAAGAAGAAGAGGAAAGAGCAAGGGAGAGGGAAAGGGAAGCAGCAGCAGTAAAGATTCAAAGCGGGTTTCGAGGTTCGCAAGGGAGAGATGTAGCGAGTGAAGAAAGAGTTAAGAGAGATAGGGAAGACGCAATCTTACAGATTCAGAAGATGAGGCGAGGAAAATTAGGGAGGAATATAGCTGAAAAAGCAAAAAAAGAAAAAAGAATAATCACAGAAGTTCAAGCGAAATTTAGAGGAAAAAGAGCGAGGGGTGAAGCTCAAGCAATGAAGGATGCTACATTACGTGTTCAAGGGGCATTCAGAGCAAAAAAAGCAAAAAAGGAAAAGGAAGAACAAATTAAAAAGATCAAAGGGGTTCAAGCGAAGTTTAGAGGGGACAAAGAGAGAAGAATATTATCCAGAAGGATTTTCTGGACAGATGAAAAAGGTGAAATTAACACTAAAGAAACAGTGGGGGAAGAAGGGGACTACAGTGATGTAGTCTTGAGATCTTTAGAAAGGGAAGAAAACGGAATACCTATTTTACTCCAAATTGGAGATGAAGTTGAAGTTAGACTCCTTAGCTTCGCCACAAACACAAATCCATGGAATACTGGTAAAGTAATAAGCACAAATCCAAATATAAAAGTAAGGGTTGAAGAGGAAAGCATTGAAAACTGGCCTATCGTCCGAAAGGGTGATTCAATCAAAAAGTATATCAATGAATTACAAGGGTTAATATCTGTAGTGAATAGTAATGAAGAACGTTTAAAAATAAGGGAACGAATTAATCGAGGTAAAATCTTATTAAATGAGGATGTCGATTGTAATTTTGGTGAAGGAGATGAAGGAAAATGTAACCTTAATCCAAAGTGTCGCTATGTTTCGGGTAACTATGGTGAATTAAAGAGTGGAGATTGTTTAACCAAAGAAGAGATCATCGAAGGATTAAAACCAGTTATTCAGACATTAGAGGAGGATGCTGTAAGGATACCATCTGTTGAAACATATGATAATAATATTAAAACCTACAAAGAATTAAGAAAAATATTAAAAGACACAATGTATGATGAAAAGATCAATCAGATAGAACAAATGAAAAATACATTAATTGATAAAAAACTTAAAGAAGGGGAGGCAAAGGTGAAAAGAGAAAGAAGGGAAGAAAGAAAAGAAGAAATATTGCAAAGAATGAATGAGGGAAGGAAAGCTTTGGGAGAAATTAAAGATCGTTTCCTAGCTGATGAAAAGCGTAAATTCAAACAACTGAAAAAAAGTCTCACAAAAAAGAAAAAACCTAAAAAGAAGATAGACCGTGTTATTACAGAAACAAAGGTCGATTTGAGAGATAAAACTGTTAACTATACTTTAAAACAAAAAAAGAATAAAAAACCAATCCACGATGTTAAGAAAGATTATATGAAGTTTGTTGATGATTATTACAATACAGCTATTCAAAAAGATAAAATAATTATTAATCGTTTCGTAAAATAAAGAATGCGTTTAATAAAATATTGTTCTAATATATATATGAAGAAAAAAAGAACTATCAGTAAAAATCGTTCCTCATATAAAAAAAAGATTAAAAGGTCAAAATCAAAAAGGAAGAAGAGAACAAAAACTAAATCGAGGACAAAAACGATTGAAACAACTGAATTAATGAAATGGATCCAAGGAAAAACAAAAAAGAAAACAAGAAAGAAAACAAGAAAGAAAAATAAAAAGAAAAGTAAAACGTATCGTAAGAGGGTTAAAAGAGGAGGAGCAGCCCCAACGCCAGCAAATAGTCCCCGTCGCCCTGATGAAGAAGAAGCAGAAGCAGAAGCATTGGGGGAGGAAGAATTAAGACAACCAGAAGTAGTCGGCGAAGGACTAGGATCAATCGAAGAAGGACAAGAAGGACAAGAAGGACAACAAGGACAACAAGGACAACAAGGACAAGTAGAAGAAGAAGTAGAAGGAGAAGTAGAAGAAGAATATGAGGATGAAGGTGGTGAACCTCTCCCTTACTACATCCCACCTGCAGACGAACCTGAAGAAGAAATACATCAAGAAGTAGCCGCAGAAGGGTTAGAATTAGTAGAACAGCAACCGGGTGTTCCGCCCCGGCCATCTGGTCCTCCTCCTCCACCACCTGTCGAAGGAGACCAACCTGTAGAAGTAAGGGATCCCTTTCGTCCAGGGGCTGCAGTTACTCGTGAACCCTATGTAGGGTCACAGACAACAGCTGCTCGAGCAATAGCACAAGCAGAAGCACAAGCACAAGCAGAAGCAGAAGCAGATGAGGGTGAGGAAGAGGAAGAGGAAGAGGAAGATGAACATGGAGAAGTAGATGAACAGGAAGATGATCAACCACCCCCTGTCCCACCACGCCCTGAAGAAGATGTTAGTCAAGGAGGACCTATTACACAACGGACACCAGAAGATGATGTAGGGGAAGAAGAAGAAAAAAAATCATTATGGAAAAAACTAAAAACATTTGTTAAAGGAACGGAGTATGAACAATTTATTCAAGAAATGGGTCAAGAGTTAAAAGAGTTATTTACAGAATACTTAACTGGATATTTTGAAGATATTGAAAACGAGGAGGATGTAGATTTCCTCAGAGCAAAATATGAGAGTTTCATCGACGCATATTATAAGAAAGCAATTGCTAAAGATAGAGAATTAATTGAAAAATTAAAAGGAGAGGGTGAAGGGGAGGAGGAAGGCGAAGAATAATTAATAATCATTTAAATCTTCGTCTAATTCTTCTTCTGAATAATCAGTATCTTCTTCATCAAACATTACTTCTTCCCCTTCATCATTTACAATAAAATCTTCGTCCTCTGTATTTGGTTCATCTGATTCATCACTTTCATCTTCTTCTCCTGATGTATTACAGTCATCAAAACCACCACAAAAGAAACTAAATATTTCACCATATCCTGATACATCAAAATCAATATATTTTTCCTTTTCCATACATACAACAAATATATCTCCAAATAATAGTATTTCTGAGGATTCATCTTCTAAGAAGGGTGAATTACCATTTGGAATTAATTCGTGTTTATTTTCAAAACCAGCTTCTCCATCATACCATCCATAACATATTATTTTCTTCTTATCATGATTCCAAACATACAATTCTTTAAATTGTGATGTTCCTTTTGAGATTGCTTGACCTTCAAGTATTTTAATAATACTTTTTTTTTTAAGATTTACATCAATATCATTCATTGTTCCATCTATTTTTACTCTGACAATCTTCATTATTATGAATACATAATTTAATTAAACCTTAAATAAAATAATAAATAAATTATTCTATTATATTAAAAAAAGCATGTCAAATAAATTCAAAGAAAAATATCCATTTGAAAATCGAAAAAAAGAATCAAGTAAAATATATCAAAAATATCCCGACAGAGTTCCAATAATCGTTCAAAAATATTATAAAAGTGAATTACCTGAAGTTAAGAAATGTAAATACCTTGTCCCGAAGGATATGAATATGTCTCAATTCTTATTTGTCATACGAAAAGGAATACAGTTAGATTCGACCCAATCCATTTTTATTACCGTGAATAATGAATTGGTAACCGCCTCAAAATTAGTATTAGAAGTATATGATAACTATAAAGATGAGGATGGATTTTTATATGTAATGTATACTGATGAAAATGTATTTGGTTAATCTATTTAGAAATATATCTCGAATAATAAATATTCAAAGAAACATGTTTATTATTTACATCTGTTCAGATAGAACCACTGAAGGGACTTACACCATAAGGAATGATAAGAAACATATGAATCGTTTCATTAAAGATTACTCACTCATTTCAAAGGGCGAATACAAAGAATTATGGGAAAATAATATAAATATTATCCTTTCAAAACATGAAAGAACCTTTTCTTCTATTACTGACATAGACTATTCTTTTCATAAAGAAAAAAACTACTTTATTCAAGAAGTAGAATCAAAAGAATGTAAACCCTATAATTTTTATAAAGTAGATCAAGAAGATATCTATCATTTATATGAGACTACAATCAAGAATACTATAATAAAACTGAAAGATTATAAAGATTATTTTACACTATCTTTTGTATGTGATACAATAGATGAGTTCTATCAACTTAAAGATTCTTAAATATTTTTATATATACTATAATATATTGAATGAAAATAAATTATATTTGGTTGATTGTTATTGTCATCATCATTTTTATGATAAATAAATATATGACCAATAGTGGAGAAGTTATCGTAGATAATGATAAGGGGGATGTAAATAAAGAAACAATATCACCTATAAAAAAAACCATTAAAGATATCATCCTTAAAGTGAATGATATTTCTCCATTAAAAATCAAAGGCTTGAGTACAGAAGATGATCCGGTGAAAATAGTGACTGAAGGAAATGTCCCAGAAGTAAATAAGAAAATCGAGGAAAATACAGATATAAAGACTGATTTTATATCACCAAATCCAGAAGGATCCACAGAATTTAGGTTTGTGGATGAAAATCCAAAAACAGCCTGGTCAACTGTAAATGTATCTCAACATCCAAAACATTATACTTCCAATTTTGAAGGTGAAAAGACAGATATATCAGGATTCTTTAACGAAGAACAATTCTACCACGACAATACTTCACCTCATTCAAAGACAAATATACCGGACCGTTGTATTAGGAATGAAAAAAATGAAATATTATGTGATTACAATAATAAATTACAATTAATTCCACCTCGTCTAATTGAAGATCCAAAGAATAATTTGGTTCTTAATAGTATTGGGGGTAAAGGTGAAGATATCTACCAATCGATTAATAGCTTCGATATTTCTCAAGTCAATGGGAATCCTCATCAAGTATGGAATTATAAAGATGAGAAGTATATTAATGGTGGTGTATATTTTAATAATGTTACCGCATCATCTCCACAAAACGAGACATTCCTAAGAATAGATAGTATTAAAAATAACTATTCTTTTTAAGATAGATACATTTTTCATTAACCGGTAGATTATAAAGTTCACACCACTTAAGGGCAGAACTTATTTGATGTTTTGATGGTGTTTGAGGAGAAGTATTGTCAATATTTTTTAGTATTTCATGAATGGATGATATTTGTGTCGATACAAAAGAATCATTGAATTGAATAATGTCATTTATAAAACTTTGTGGAACATCAATATGTAGATCTTCACAATTATTGTAATATTTTTTTAAAGTATCCTTGATCAATTGAGGGCAACCTTGAAACGATGAACATATCACATATTTTTCGGAATTTGACAAACGACTTGTTAGTGGTTTATAAAATTCTATAATCGAGTAACAATTATAGAGTAGATAGATTAATTGAATTGTTTTGTAATTGAAAATATCAAATATTTTAATAATAAAGTTACCCTTTATTTTTTGGATATTCAATGCGATATAAATTTCACTATAAATCAACTTATAGGATGAATTTTCTTGTGAATTATAATCTTTTGAATAATCAAAACCACCATCTGCTGTAATTAAATGACAATAGTTTAAATTAACATTCTTAATGAAACTGGAAGCATTCTCATAATTATAAAGATTCCCTGTATTATCTTTTCCATTTACTATGTGATTCACTCTATTATTGGTAATGATTTGATTCCAATATGGTATTGTCTTATCTTTTGAAATAAGTGTTATTCCAAAAACACCATTGACATTAATTCCATTTTCATTTGAATAATTATTGATACAATGAATAAATCCACCAGGACCTTCTGCTAAACAAGCACAATAACTATTATTTTCTAGTAAATGATTATTTTTTATCATTTCATGAAGCTTAAAATAGGAACGGCTCACAGGGACAACGTTACATACATTGTTAATCTGTTTTGATGAGGTATATATAAATTCATAAAGATTATATTTCTTTTTAACTTCTTCCCATTTTTTTGAATCACATGTATCAATCTTACATTTGATAGTCATCAGATCCCTTTTTTTCCCATAAACCGTTCTATTTTCACTATTCTTTGAAAAAACAAAACCTTTATCATGGATTCCAATACGATAAATTTTCATAATCATTCTTATTTTTTTTATTTTAAATACCTTCTGTTTCTAATAAATGAATCCATCGATATTCATCATTTCTAATAAATGAATCCATCGATATTCATCAGAAACGCACTTAATATATGATTCATTTGACCCTTCTTCCCTTGTTTGATATGTTTTCTTATTATTAAAATAGTTTTGACTATACTCCAATACTTCGTTCATTGAACCAAGTATTTCAGTTGGAAAAAAAATTACTAAATTATCTTCAGTCAAAAAACATTTTGTAATGTGATACTCGATATACATTAATACTAAAATACATTTATTTTTAAATCTTTTGAAAGATAAAATAACTATTGAAAGAACTAAGGATACCAAGTGGGGATTCTGAATTATATTCCATATTCATTCCATATGCTTCACTATAGAACTTTCGGAACATTTCATCCGTAGACCTTATTTCAGGTAAGTTTTCAATCACCTTCTTAAATTCACCTAAACCAATTTCATTAAAGTATTCCTTTCGGAATAGATGTGATCTCCCATTTGGTGTAACCAACTGAAAACCATTTTCTTTCATAATATCAATAAAGAATTGAAAATTGACTAAATATTCATCAATTGATTGTCCGATGGAATCCATAAACACTTCAATCTTATGTCCAAACATATTCTCAGTCTCACCTGGTGTATAAGTAAAGTCATCAATATCATATTTCTTCTTAATACTAAATACTTTATTCTGTAGATTATCCTTAAATTCGAAATAATCATATTCATTATATTCTTCAATACTACCAGCTGAACTATCTGTATCATCTGTATCATCTGTATCATCTGTATCATCACCATACCAAATCATTCTCATTTTCTCATTCTTATACTTAAAATAATTAAATATTTTTGTTCCATCATAACAAGTCCCTATGAAATAACCACCCACTTTGATATTCTCCTTTAAATTCTCTAGAAATCCATAAAACGTTTCTTCTCTTTCGAAGTAATAATGCATCGAAAATTGAGAACTAATTACATCAAATCCACCATTCGCAAGGTTACCATATCGTCGATTAATCCCTTCATATTCTTTTGGAATTGGTAGATTATTACCATAGAGGATATTTATCATTGTATTTGAGTGCTTCCTTTCCTCTTCAGTAATCCCATCAATGTCAGAACTCTCACGACTACTAATATTTTTACCAGTATCTGCTCTAAAGAATACACCTTTCGTATATCCTCCCATATCTTTATTAACAGTATAGAACCTTCGACAG